AGAACTGGTTTATACCGTCTACTTGCATATCGTTTAGTTTTTGGAAACATTGGTATAGCTACAGATGCAAATAATGATTTATATATGACATTAACTGTTAGTGGTACAGCAGATTCAGATGCAGCAGATTATTCAAGTATGTGGATTAGAGGCTCAGGAGGATTTGATGAATCAGATTTTCATGATGATGATGGAAGTAGTGGTGTAGGTATTAAAATAAATCAAGAATCATTAGGTGGCACTTCAGGCGCTCAATACAATAGGTGGGCAGGAGTAATGGATATCTTTGGTTCACAAGAAGCAAGATATACACAAACATTAATTAGAAGTACTATGGGTTCAGGTAATGATTCAGGAGATAGTAATGGTGGTCACAATACTTTTGGTGCAGGTACTTATAAACAAACTGCTGTAGTAGATGGGTTTAAATTAACTGCAACAAATGGAGAAAACTTTGCACAAGGTAAAGTTTCAATTTATGGTATTACTTAAAAAAGTATGGTAAGATAGGAAATAATATGGCAATTAAAACATTAGAACAATTTACTGCAGAAGCTCAAACAGAGATTGATGCGAAGAAAACAGCCAACGGTGGTGATGGCATGAAAGCTCAAATCAATAATGAAGTAAGAGAATTTACAGATGCAGAGTACGACCAAGCTGTAACTGACTTAGCTGCTGCTAAATTAGATTCACAAAATAACGATTATAAGAGAGCAAGACAATCTGCTTACGCTGAAATAGGAGAGCAACTTGATATGTTATATCATGATATGGCTGCTGATAAAGGTGATAAGACAGGCGACTGGTTTGCTGCTGTAAAAAAAGTTAAAGACGATAACCCAAAGCCTAGCTAATATATGTTATAATCCATCATCATGGATTACATAATAGGATTTTTACTTGGTTACTATTGTCGTATATTCTTTAAGTATTTAAAAACAATAAACGATAGAAAGATTATAGACGAATACGATTGGGATTGGCTGTCTACAGATGACTCACAATAACGGATACACAAATAAAGAAATGCTGCAAATAATTGCAGATGATGTACAAAACTTGCATAAAAGAATAGACTACTTACACGAAAAAATAAATAAAACTCCTTCAAGAGCTGAGATTGTTGGATGGTTAGTTGGTTTAAGTAGTGCAGCAGCTTTGTTAAATACTATAATGTAGATTATGAAAGCACAAGTTAACCTAGGACAAATATTACAAGGTGGTTTAGCTGCATTAGTTGGATGGTTATTTAAAACAGTTAACGATTTACAACAAGAAGTAGCCACACTTAAAGCACAAGTTGCTGCATATTCAGAAAGTATTGGTGGATTTAATCAGAACTTAATAATTATAGAAGAAGTTATTAGAGAAATATTATTTAAAGTAGGAGGGTAGTAATGGACTGTTGTGGCAGTTGTAACTGTGGTGGCAGATGAAATATTATTACGCTGTAGAAATACTTAGGGTAGTAGATGGAGATACTGTTGATGTTAGAATTGATTTGGGTTTTGATGTGTGGCATAAATGTCGTGTACGACTTATGGGTATCAATGCTCCTGAATCACGAACAAGAGATAAAGAAGAGAAGGTCAGAGGGTTGGCTGCTAAGGAATGGTTAAGCAAAGAGTTCTATGATTCAGTAGACCCTATTGAATTAAAGTCACATGGTAAAGGTAAGTTCGGAAGAATACTAGGAGAGTTTTTTATTAACGGTAAAAATATAAATCAACTGATGGTAGACAATGGTCATGCGGTGGAGTACTTCGGTGGCAAGCGTTAGAAAGTGTTTAACAAGTTTGCCCGTTTGGCATTAGTATTAGCTTTAATATATCCATTACCTGTATATGCAGAAGAAGTAGAAGAAATAGAAACCTTTGATGATGGAGAACAAACTACTGATATTGTAGTACCTCCAACTGAAAACAATAACTTAGTAAAGATAGACAATACTTGGTCAGGTTCTTATGGTATGGATGGTCATCATATAGAACTAGAGTATATGAAACATGGTGGTACATCTAATGATTATGAATTTACATTACCTACAGAACATGATGTGTATGAAGTAGGTTTTACTATAGGTGCTGTTAATAATCAAGGTAGTGTTGAGTACACACACAATGATGAAACTACACAATCAAATACTATTGATGCACAGAGTGGTTTAAATAATGCGACTATGTATGAAGATATAGTTTATTCTGTTAAAGAAACAGCTAATAAATTTATAGATAGTTTTGTTATTACTATTAATGATTGGTCTTTGGTAGATGATATATCAATTAAGTATGATACTACTACCACTACTACTACAACTCTTAACCCTTTAGATGTACAACGCCAGGCTAACTTTGCTTCATATGGTATATCAGAAACTGATGAAGAACGTGGTGAACGTGAAGAAGAAGAAGCTATTATTCAGGAAGAAATTATTCAAATGGAAATACAAGAAGCTATTGAAGTTGAAGATAACATGGCTGAGACAGGATACAATGAAACTAACGAAGAGCGTGCTGAAAGAGAAGCTCGTACTAATGTAACTTTAGTTGTTGGTGATGAAGAAGTTACTTATACTGAGAAAGAACAAAACGATGGTACTATTGAAAGAGACCAGGAGCGTGCAGCTAATGAAGAACTTTATGGTGTAGCTCTTACTGATGAACAAATAGAACGAGGAGATTTAGAACTATATGACATTGAAGAAGAAATCGGAGAAGAGTTTTTTGAAGATGATAATATGGTACTCATTGTGGCAGATGAATATGAAGATGAAGAGTATGAAGAACTTGAAAGACAAATGGAGATTGATGCTAAAGCCCTTGAACTTACAGAAGAATTGGAGATATATGAATTTGAAACTAAAGAGGAAGCAGAAGAATTTATTGAAACCTATATTGAAATTGAAGAATACATTGAAGAACTAGAAGAATTTGAAACTGAAATTATTATAATTGAAGAAGATATAAACTTAATAGATATATTTATAGATAACGATTTGTTTCCTCCTAAAGAAGAGGATGTGTTAGAAGACTTAAAGGAAGTACAAGATGAACTTATTGAAAAAGAAATTGAAGAAGAAATATTTGTTGATGTCATTGAGATATTGGAAGACGAAGAACCTATTGAAGAAACTGTATTCGAAGTACTTGATATATTCAATGCAGAAAGTGGAGAAGAAATTCTTTCTGAAGAGATGGTTGAAGAAGAAGTTGCAGAGTTAGAAGAAGTAATAGAAGATATTATCGTTGTTGATATACCTGAAGTTACTGAAGAAGAGTTAGAAGAATATACAGAAGAGGAGGTAGAAGAGTATGAGGAAGCTAAAGAAGAAGCAATACAAGAGTTTGTACAAGAGCTTGAAACAGAAGAAGTAGTTGAAGTCTTAGAAGAAGTTAATGATGTTGGCGTACAGAATCTATCCGAAGCCACAGAGGAAACACAGGCGGTAGTACAGGCTGTAGTTGAAGAAGCTATTGAAGATATAGAAGAACTAACTGAAGAACAAGTTGAAGTTGTTGCTGAAGTACTACAAGTAGAAGCTGAAGATGTTGAGATTATTGCTGAAGCTGTTAAAGATGATGAGATAGTAGCTGAAGCAGTAGAAGAATATGTTGAGAGAGCTGTAGAAAATAAAGATGTAGAGAACTACACCCTTGCGGATGTTGTTACAGAGGTACAGTATGAGCAGTTCCTCGAGAATCCAATAGAAACTTTTGTAGATTTAGATAACATACAAGAAATAACCCTTGATAATATTGGTGATGACATGACATCAGACCAAAAAGAAAAAGCACAAGAGGTGGTAGTTCCTGTAATTTTGACTAGAATAGCTAGTATGGCAGCATTTATAATGAGGAAATCATAATGTTCAAGAGGATATGGTCTTGGTTCATTGAGATAATCAAAGAAACTTTGAATCTCAGTTGGACTTTAGTTGGTTTAGTTATTGCTACGCTTACCCTTACAGGTTCAGCGCAGCAAGTAACTGGTCTTGCGACTTTAATAACTTTAATTATATGGTTATTAACCATAGGATTTAGAAAAGACAAGGGAACTAAGAAGAATGTTAGCCGATAGAAAGTGTAGTCAATCTTGCGGTTGTAAGAAAGGAGACGAATGAAGTTACAAGTAGTAAGAACTCAATTCGGTAAAGATGCAACAAATGGTTTGTTGTTTATTGATGGTATCTTTGAATGTTATACATTAGAGGACCAATACCAAGCAGTAAAAGTAATGCATGAAACATGTATACCTGAAGGTACATATGATATAGAGTTTAGAAAGACTGGTGGTTTTCATGCCAAGTATTCTGAAAGATATAAGAACGCACACTATGGTATGTTGCACATACAAGATGTACCTAACTTTACTTATATCTTAATTCATACAGGTAATACTGATGAACATACATCAGGTTGTCTAATCGTAGGAGAAACTCAACAAGATTTAGATATAGCTGACGATGGGTTCATTGGTTCAAGTGCTGTTGCTTATAAGAAAATGTATTCGAAAGTTGCAAATCAATTACTACAAGGTAAGAAAGTTAGTATTGAATACACAACTATTGACAAGTTATTAGCAGGTAAGCCTGCAGTAGATAACAAATCTAAAGACCACGTTGTCTTAGCAGAAACAGTATACGAAAAACTAGAAGAAATAAACGGCAATGTATTAGTTAACAATGCTATGTTGAAAGGAAGGTTAATAAACTAATGTTTGAAAAACTAAAAAGAGCAAGAAAATCCGATGGTACATTCAAGAAGGATGTAGTGTGGACGCCATGGAACGAAGCATGGGAGTATAAGATGAGTGAAGACTTAAAAGATATGTTAGAGCGAACAGCTTGGACATTCATTGAAGCCTTTATCGGTGCTTTAACTGTTGCTCCGTTGGTAGGTGTAGAGGCTGAAACAATTCAGCTAGCAGCACTTGCAGGCGGTGGCGCTGCGTTAGCAGTAGTTAAGACATACGCTAAAAAACAAATTACTAAGTAATTATTTTATGGGCAAAGCCGAGGTTTTTATCCTTTCTTCCTCGGCTTCTGTCTAGGTTAAATTAAAAAGGTAAATCACCTTCAGGGATTTCAGCCATGTTAGGTAGCTTTATACCATTCTTTGCTGCAGCCCAATCTTGCCAACACTTAGGTGTATCTTTACTATCCATCCACCATGATTTAGCAAACACTTTACCGTCTACTGTATCACCTGCTGTGCATTGACCCATTGCTTGACATCTAAAGTCAGGACTTCTTGGCTTACTTTTTTCTTCTGTAGTATAGAATTTAACTTGTGATTTAGAACCACAAGGACACCATAAACCTAGGTCATCCATAGCAATAGAACCATTAGGATGCAACATTTTATTTTTGTCAGCAGTAAAGTTAGCTTCCTTTAGTGTATCTACTGGGCTATCAGAAGATGTCGAGACAGGCGGTGAAACAACATCTTCTTTAGCCTTAATACTTTTTGTTGCCGATTCAGAGGTTTTACGCACCTCTGTATTATCTGCGTAATGTTCTTCTTCTGTGGTACCACCTGTCCATAGCTCTAGTCCTATGCCTAGTCTCATGCAACATCTTTTAATACCATCAGATACAGCGAGCTTTAATATTTCACTCTCTGTTATATTTCTTTTTACTGCGTTCATATCAACATCACCAACTTCTTCTATTGTTTGTTCTGTTGATTTGATATATAGTTTACATTTCGCACCAATGATAGAGTTATCTTTAGCTCTAACAACTTCATAAGTGAAGTCATAACCACCTGGTATCACATCAACAAGTCGTTGTGTGTATATGTGGTGTGGAACGTAGTCGCCAAACTTACCTTGTGGTGCTTTCTTTACAACACTTTTAGGAAAGTCTTTGATTAGTTTTTTATGAGTCTCTTGATTCATTTCTTACCTCCTGTCTCATATCGCCTATATATATTATACTATTTGTTTATTTTATCATTAATCTCTGACAAAAAATATTGTGTTTCTTGAAACATCGGACATAAAACATTAGCGCATATTAGTGCCGCCTGTTTTATTCTGAGATGTTTCCCACAATAATAACATATGTTGCTAGCCATGTTACTCCTCTAGTTGTACCAAGTATTCTGCTGTTACGCCTTTGTTTGGCTTAACAAATAAACAAAATTGTGAGGGTCTACCCATACTTGCTAGCTGTTCTTGGGCAAAAGTATTATAACTTTCAGTAGAACCATTAACCCATACACGTGTATCATTGATATACATAGTTGTTGGTGTGTGATAATGTCCACACACAGCGTGTGTAAAGTCTTCCATTAGTCCATTAGCTGCTAAAGATTTCCAACCTAAGATTTTTTTGTTATATCCATACCATGGTATGCCTGCATGTCCTCTTATTTGGTCTCCATGAAAACACATGAACTTAGCTTTAACACCTAAGTCAGCTACTAAATACCAATTTCTTTCATTACCACCATCAGGAACTATAAACTTTATACGTGGCTCATTAGCAAACATCATCTTTAATATTCTTCCAAGCATTCTATCTGCGTTAGTTTCAGGGTTATAATCTTTACGACTTCTACCACCTAATGCACCATGATTACCAATAACCCAATAGACTTCTACTTCTTCAAACTCTGTTAATAATATAGATAGAAATTTATGTAGTATACGTGGACCATCAACTGTAACCTGTCTGTATAAACTTGCATCAATCATGTGGGATTGTCCAGGAAATATTAATTCTCCTTCTACAATATCTCCTAAACATAGAACTGCACATTTCTTTACAGGGTGTGAATGTCTTTGAAGTCTTGCCAATTCAGAGATTTTATGTGCGTATCTAACAACTCTTTCTTCTGCTGTAGCTGTATCATAATCAGGTGTAGTCTTAGCTAATTGAATATCAGATAGCAATGGCACGCATATTTCTTCGCCTGAAGTTTTCCTAGACTTTGGTGGTGCTTTTACAGGGGGTAAGTCTAAAGATTGTATTCCGTCTTTGATACCATGATAGACAGCCTCAATGACATCAGCGTTCTTATCCTTTAATCTATCTATCTTCTTTAGCAAACGTTCGTTAGTTGCTTTTAATTCAGCATACTTACCGTCAGTTACCTCTGCTAAGAGTTCTGATATTTCTTCTTTGTTTCTTTTATCCATGACCTTACGCTTGTATCTGAAACATTGAAAGATAATTGTTCATTAATTATCTCAGATATCTTAGCACCATTAACGTGCTTACCTTTTTTAAGTAATTCTTCCACGCCAACTAAAAATTTCTTGACATCTTCAGGGGGATTTTCGTACCACTTGCCTGTATCGGCAATAACACTATTAAGAAGTTGTTCATAATCTAAACTCATCTAATATATATAATACAAAGTTTCCATAAATATGCAACAACCTAAATAAATAAATAGAAATCTATACACGCGCGTATGAAGACAAATTTTTTTAAGTAAAATACACGCGCGTATAAAGACAAAAAAAAGGAGGCGCGCACGCGACTACTTGCGCATAGCCTTTCGGCTAACGTGCGAACCTCCTTAGTAATACTAGGTGCTATCTTATAGTACGTATATTATAAGGGGAAAAACCTAGTATCACACTAAGCCTCGACCCATTCTATTGCAGTTTGAACATTAGCAATAGGAATTATTTTATACTTAGCTACTTTATTTATAGCTTCTAATGTAAATTCTGCATCAAATATTGCATGACCATACTCATCTGTTGCTTCATTCCAACCTATACCTGATACTTGCATATCAGATACAAGTAATCTTGGGAAAGGCATTTTACCTAACCAATCTATCGCGGGTCCATCTATTATATTTTCTCCGTCATGTTCAGGTATATCTTTAACCCACTTACCATCTTGGGCTAGTATGTGTAACGCACCATGTATATCATTAGGTGTACCACTTGTACTACCACTATACATAGCAATAGTTGAAGCAGGTAATAACCTAACTAATTCTTCTATCTCATAATTTGATAATGACATAGAGCCACTAACATCTATGAGAACAGTACCACCTTTACGTTTAGCAGGTGCAGTAAATACTTTTCTATCAGTAGTATGTCTGTGCATTGCTCTTGGCGACACACCTCTATCTGAATATTTTTTACTCCTGCCTCTAATCTTTATAGGTAGTTGTTCAAGAAATGGATAGTTTTTAATTTCCATATTACCCCATTTAGTAATAGCATTATCACGTTCGTAACTATCTTTTATAGTATTAGCAATGCTTCTATTAATATGTTCAGTACTCTCAGCTAGTACACCTTTATCATCTATCCAACTATCTTGATTTAGTTGCTCATACTTTTCACTAGGTAAAGTGAAATCAAACTTGCTATTTTCAAGTTCGTCATAAAGATATTGTGCTACTTGTTTTAACTTTTTATTAGTAACAACCTTTGCATCTGCTCTAGTACTATGTATCTGATACCATGCACTAGATACTACTGCAATTATATCTGCTAACTTTTCTGTAATAAATTTAATATCAGCTTGAAACATAGGGTTTCTTTCATCTGACATAGGATTTATACGTGCTAGTTCTTTTGCAACTGTGCTACCTAAATCTCTACGTGCAAAGTAATATGTATCTAAACACGTGTGAGGATTTTGTATTAACATTACAGCAATGTCATAAGCACTACCTCTTCTTAATATTTCATTCACCATGAAACTTTGGTTACTTTCGCATAGCCCTGTCATATCACTTGTAAGGGTATAAACAAGACTACGATACTTACTAGCCATGTGTGTATCAGCTCTGAGTTTTTTCTGATAATACCAATATGCAGACATTCTCATAGCTAAAGGTATGTATTTATTTTCGAGATGTTTAACATCTTTTAATACACGTGTATCACAATACTTGGCTTCTATGACAGATAAAGCAGTTTCTATCTTAGGGTCTTTAAACCTTTGATTAAAGTAAGCTACTTTATTTTTAATATCTGTGTAGTGAACAGCACCTTCGTCTACTGTCCACTCTCTATCTTTTAAAGCCAAGCCTAATAAAGGTAATCTCTTACCTTTATTAATAGCTTTTGACCTGTTCTTAAACATCTTGTAACTCTAAGCTGTCTATCACACACTCTGCATCGTCACTCGTAAAGACAATTCTCGCAGCGTCTTGTATACTTATACCGTTATCAACGAGCTTTCCAAATGTTTTCCAAGCTCTTATAGACATTGGTATATCATTCTCTGTTAAGTTTTCAGAGTAAGCACCTTGATATTCTTCAGGTAGTTGCTCTATTGCAGATGGGTGTACTTCATCAATATTTATCTTTACAGTAAACCTATCAGCTAAAGCTAATGGTAAATCAGTTGGCTTACCATTCATGGTAGCTACAACTTGAAATCCTTTAGCAGGCATAACAGTTTCTTTGTCTTGGTTTGGTAGAGTAAATCTAGCAATCTCTTGGTCATCAAGGATAGCATGCAGTACTGACATAACATCAGGACCCGCGTGGTCTATCTCATTGATAACAAGTCTTGTACCTTCTCTCCAAGCCTTGATACCTACGCCATCGTTCCAATCAAATGTTCCATTGGCATTTGGTATATAATGTCCAACTAATTCTGTAGCTGAACTATCTATTGTTAAGGTCGTACTATATACTTCCTTATTCTTCTGCACTTTAGACTTAACTGCTTGGTAAGTCTTACCTGTGCCTGGCACACCGTATAGTAAAACCCTATCTGATATGCCTATTACGTTTTGGAATTTTTCCCAACACTCCATAATATTATCCTTTCCTTATTCTTCTTCTTCATTACCTAAATTAGTCATGAAGTCTTTCTCGCTTTCTGCAAGAAAACTTTCTATATCCTCAATAGTTGCATTAGCATCTCCTGAGAATTTTTCTTCTGCCTCGTCTAATATGTTTTCTTCCCACCTGATTTCTTCAGGCACATCTAACCAAGCATAAGGTCTGATAGTAGGTAGGTTTTCCCATGTATTACCTTGAATATCTAAAGATACCTGTACCCACTTAACTTCAAACCCTTTATCAACTACATTAAACGTAGTTCCTGCAACTGATACATAATCTTCTACGCTGATAGTTGGAACAGACCATTGTGTTCTCACATGAGGCATTGTTAATACACCTCTTTTGTGATAATGGGGTAAAGCCATTACACAACTTACAGGATAATCAGGTATTGCTACCCTATCCGATTGTTCTATACTATCTTCAATAGAAGCACTAGGGTCAAAGAAACCTTTTAATATAGTTCTATTGTACCCTTCTTTAACTGCAACATCATTAAGATGTTTCAACACAGAAGTAGTAACTACTAAGTAGTTGTACTCATGTGGCATAACTCTATAAGTTATATTCATTCGTCCTCATTTCTTTTTAGATGAATTTCTTCACCCTTGTTGTTTATTATTTTGCCATCATCATCAATGACAACATCTTCTAATTCCATTCCTACTTTCTGCCCAATAGCTTCTCCTATTGATAGTATGTAAGATGATATAACTTTTTCTTGTGCGTCTTTATCATATGGCATTAAAGCCATTGGACAGCATTCACATATTTTTATCAATGCCTGTCCTTTACGTACTGATTTGGATAGCTCATTAGCTAAACATTTCTTACACCAAGCGTTACTTTCATCACACATGATAGGTTCACTTGCATCAATAGTTTCATTGCAGTAATCACATACCCATTCGTTATCTGCTAATCCACCGTCAATTATCACGTCATATATAACGTCACTTTTACCATGTATTTTGTAATAATCTACTCGTGCTTGTCGGTCATTGACCCTGTGTTTTACAGGGTCAGTAACCAAATGGAACTCAAACCTACTCATCTGTAGTAGGTGTGGTTAGTAAGGCATTCTCATACCTACCGAACAAATACGTAAAGCCCTGCTCGTTTCTTACAGCAAATTGAAAACCTGCGTCTCCATATCTTTTGTTGTAATTAGTAGCAAGACCGTAGAGACGACCACTCTTAGAGCCACCTCTTTTACCACCGTTCTTTTCCGTTTCGAGAACAATCCATCTGTTAGGTTTGTTCTTCATGAGGGCATCCCACCCACGTAGATAGAATATGGTGTTACTACCACCTAAGAATTTCTTCTTCTTCGGTAGATTTTCAACTTCCATACCTATTTTATATTTTGCTTCTTGCATATTTTTCTCCATTTCTTTGGGTATGCAATGCTATCTTATAGACAGCTTGTAAGATACAATAGTGATAGCAGTCTCTCGTTTATCTATCATTCTTGTGTACACATAACGCCTACTATATCCTACAAGCTACCTACTTTCAGTAACGAGACAACAGGGCAATATCATAACTCGTTCCTACTAATAGATAGCTTGTAACACACGGCAAGTCATAGAACAAGTACTCACGGGTACTTGGGCAGTTACTCTGCGTATGCTACAAGCTACCTACCTTGTGTCTATTGCTAGACACTTGGGCTATTGCTAGTCCGATAGGTAGCTAACTGCGTTTCAACAGTCCTCTTTACGTGTAGTCCGATGGGTCTACATCTTTTTAAATTTTATTCATCTTCATAGTCAGAGTATTCTGACTTAGAAAATATAGAAGGTCTATGGTCAGTAAACTTAATTGTATCATTATCATCTGCCAATGAAACTAATTTATCTATCTGACTCACAGCTTGTTTTACATTAGTCATTACATCAAATGTAAAATCTACTGTTAATATATTCTCACCCTTCTTGGTACATTGGGCATCTACCATTTCATATATATCATTCTTCTTCATTCTTCCTCGCTCTTAGTTGTTTGTTTTAAAAATGTTTCCATTTTTTCTACAGTATCTTTAGCTATATCTTCAACAGTTTCAGCATTAATCTTCATGCCTTCTATTATGTTAGGGTTACCCATGACTACCATCTCTGGCTCTTGCCAAAAGATACTGTTATCACTATGACGAATGTTTTCCATTATGTTGTCTAATATCTCTATTGCATAACCGACTTTAATTCTTACATCTTTGTAATCCTCTGTCTCAGTATATTGTTTACTGAAGTCTTTCCACTTAGATTCTTTTTCTTCTTCAGTTAAAGAACTCATTTCATCTTCAGAATTCATTACTTCCATAAACATTTCTTTAGCTTTGTCATGTCCAATGTCATCTATCGCATTAGCGAAATGACCTGTAAACTCATTAGACATAAATACAGCTATGTTTGCACAGTACATTTGTACTACTTTACCAAGCCACTTGCCCATAGCTTCAGGGTAAGAGCTAGCAGATATATTAAAATCTATTATCTCTAAATCTTCCGCATCAGACACGTTGTCTGCCATACCTTCCCTAGTAACAAACATGCGTGTTGCATAATTTCTATTACTATATTCTCTATTAACTGTTTCGTCCTTATCGAATTGTTTAAATTCTTTAGGCATATATATTTCCTTTCTTGTTATTCATTTTCTTTATAGTTTCATATCCACATATAAAACATTTGACTATACATAAAGTCATAGACTTTACGTTTGAATGTATAGCAATTCGTTTATACTCTCCTTGCCTGCACATATCACATGTCATTCTTCCTCCTAATCTAATTCGTCAACAGTACATTGACTATCTTTTATTTCATCGAGAGGGTTACTCTCCGTTTCAGAGGTCTCGCCCTGCTTCTTATTATTTTTAAGTATACGAAAAGTTCTACTTCTTCGTAACTCTTTTAATGTTGCTATCTTATTTCTGAACATTATTCTTCTTCTCCTATCATCTCGTTTAACCTGAGATATATAGAACGCATAAGTTCTTTACTCTCATTGGCTTTTAATTTCATATGACTTGCTACTGTCATATCTGCATTAATTAATATAGCCATGTCTTTAAGCGTTCTATATGCTTTATCTACATCATCTCTACGGAACGGAGATTTCTTCATCTCTTCATTAGTAAGTAACTTTATAGTTTTACTATCCATTATCTACCTCAGCAATGCTAACTTCATAGCAATCCTTACACACGTAGTCATCTTCGCATGGACATTCATGCAACATACCTTGTGTCGCATGAAGGTTATCCGTTAACTTATCCATAGATTTAGAGATAAGTTTTAGTTGTATCATAAGTTCAACGTTATTCATATCTATTCTTCCTCCTCGCTTAATATGAAATTTAAACAGCGTGTACAAACGCCATCGTTTACTTTTACTTTATTCTTTCTACACAACCTACACTTGTTAGGAAACTTCTTATCCTCTGTGTAGTCTGCATATTCTTTATCTAACCTAGCTTTCTCGTGAGTAGGTATACTATTTTTGAATACACCGTCTTGCGAGATTTGATACTCTTGCCTGCATTTATAACAGTATGGATTATCTCTAGGTATTTTCCTGTCGCATATACTACAACGAAAGTTATAGTTTGCATTTTTTGGCTTGACTTCCTCAGGAATATAGAAATCGTTTATATTGTATATAACCATTTTTTGCCCTTCTGTTTTCGGATTGCTCCAAAGCTACCACACCGCCACATAAACTATATAGTTAGGTGTGGTTTCTTGACACGTGTCGCGCATTATAAACGCACGAGCGATAGCTATATACAAAGGTATACCGCATGCTCGCGCGTCAAAAAATCCGAAAGGATTTCGTTTTATTTTATAAGTTTATTGTTTAACTTTTGTCCATATTTCATAGCCATTAAAGTTTTCATAATGCATGCAATCATAAGGCAGACAGCAAGACCATCTATAATCTTCTTCTCTTCTTTCTGCCTCATAATCTCTAGCATAGACATCATTAGCTGTTGGTCTAGGATACTCACGTATGTAGCCCATTAGCTTGTCAATGATTTTTCCACGCACGGGAGACCAACTTCTAGTCATACCGTAAGGGTGAGCTAAAGATATTTGTATGTTGTAATGAACAACTAAATCTTTAGCATACATTATTTCTTTCTTATTATCTGTGGAATACCAATCAAAGATTTTAGATTCCCAAATATTTTCTTGTGTGGAATTTCCCTCTTGATTAAATTCATACCAAATTTGAGCTCTACGCACAAAATCAGAACTACGAATTAATTCGATTACTATATTATATTTCATATGATGCATTTGATATTGCCTCTCTTTCTTCTGCTATTATTATATTATTATTTATATATTATTAACTATCTTATTTTAATTATTAAGTTGTGACTATCTGTGGTCTCATGGTATTTTTCAGGAGAAAAATTTTTTTAGTAAGGAGGTAGAATTAACTACCCCCCTACTTATACTGTTATTATTGTTCTTTAGTTTCTTTTGGAAATGTTAGAAACTGTTCCCATACAGTATCTTTCTTTAAATTAGTACTAGACTTTACAGCTTTATTAACCTGTTCTTTTACTTCAGGTTTGTTATAAAGACCTATCGGACATACATAAGGAAATAAATTCCTTATCTTGTCTGTACCAATTAAGTCAGGCATGTTGGCTTTTAATTCACCTGCCTTAGTGAATATCTTGTCAGCGTCTCCGCTAACAATTATTTGATGTACTTGGTGTACACCTTGCCAAGAGCGTAATAGATACTTAGAGGGTTTCTCGTTTACCACGAGTTTATACCTAAGTTTAGGTTTACCGTCTGTACCTATTACAGCGTTTTCTACGGCACCACTAGAGACAATGAAGTCCTTTTTACCTAGTGAGTACCGTGTAGTTGTTGATAACGGTCTTGTTATCATAGAGTTAAGTTTGGTTACCATTTGTACCAATCTCCTTTATATTTTACGCTAGTCTGAGTGACTAACTCTTATTCCATTTAGTAACAGGGGTCCGTACATGTCAGAATTGATGAATACATAGTGGAGATTTTACGAGTGTGAAGACTTGTAATGGTTGGATGTGTTTTAGGCGGGATAATAATGACTTCGCACGAAGTAAAATTGACATAGAAATTGCATTTATCTATTTGACCTGTTCGCAACTTCTGTTACGCGTGAGCGCAACAACGTAAGGTGGAAGAAAAACTAGAGATGGGTAGGCTTGGTTAACAGATATATAGAGAGAGATATATGATATATATACTATATATTGTGTATATCCTATGTATGAATGGTTGGTTATGTATGTCTGTGGTCTCATACATTGGGTTACATTTGGATACAGATACTAGACGAATGTTAACAAAGGGTACTATATCTTGTGTATATGTTTTTATATGGGCGGGTTTTATGTGTCGCGAGCGTTAGCGAGCGTCTTATGGGGGGTGGGGTATAGGTACGTATAGAAGTAAGTTGTAATGACTAACGTTTCATACGTTTCTACGGTATAGTTTAATGTTGGGGCGGGGGGTGTACATATGTGATACCTAAAAAAATTACTGGTAACTAGGTTAAATTGGGCATGACACCAACCTGAACAGTTGACTGGGAAACGAGTTACAGGAGGACTGCGTCCTGTCTTAGTTGATGTCTAGTTTAGTATAACAGAAATAAAAGAATGTCTAGTAAAAAGCGTGTTATTTTTGTTATTTATAGTGGGCTAGTGCTTTTGCGCATGCGCGGACATATGCGTAGATTTTAAAAAAATTAATTCGTAAGTTTTCTAGCGTCCTCGGGTACTAATCTTGTGGTAATCCCAGTCCTGCACCGTAGCACAGTAATTAGCTTTCTGCCGTCCGATAGCAACTTTACCTGTAACGCTGTAATAATTTACAAATGTTTGTTAGTAATATAAAAATTATGTTAGCATAGAAATAATTAAAAGGAGGATATTATTTATGAATTTAAGGAAACCTATGAAACAGGTTTACAAGGTGAACAACTTATTAAGTTACACTATCAAACACAGAATAGGGAAGACGGAAAAGGAATCTACATTGTCAGACCCTCGAAGAAGTGGGAGCAAGAACAAGGAGCAGACTTCTTCGTAGTTAATAACGAACTAGGTACTAGATACTTTGAAGTTAAAACAGACACACAGGCAACCCAAACAAACAACGTAGCTTTAGAAATACAGATAGTACATCCTGATAAAAAAACTATTGGATGTGCAATGAAAACTTTTCCTGACTTTCTTTTTTACTGGATATACCCAACTAACAGAGTATTGTTTTGGAACCCTACTGAATTAAACCCATACATTATAGATTGGACCTACGACAACAAATACAAGATAGTAGAGACAGAAAATAAAAAATTTTTTTCACGCTCTATGCTTGTTCCTATAGAGGACATGTTGGCAACGAGCGTAGTAAAAGAACTTAGTGTAAGTATGGAGTTAGTAGATAAGGTGGTGGCAGGTGTCTAAATGTTATATTACAAAATATAAAGATGGTTCATTTGTGCAGATTTGTAATAACAAATATGGTAGTGCAAATTGTAAAAATAAAATTGTTGTTAAGAACCTTTAATCTTAGGTCCATGCCAACGAGAACTACGAATAATATTTTTTCGTTTATCGTCAGACAAACAAGGTAAACCATCTTCATGATGTTTGTATTTTTCATTACAGACTAAACACGGTTGATGTCTGTTGTAGTCAAAATCAACTTCTGCCATTAGATAATCTAATCTAATAGCAACTTGACGACCAATTTTGTTTATATCTTGTTCCTGCATTAGAGATGTTATAATATCATAATGAGAAGATTATGCAATTCTTGTAATAAAGAATTAGCTGAATATCGAAAGCACAGGCGCTGCGAAAATTTGCATTGCCTAAAATATAATGTACGTATAATAAGGAGAGTGAAAAAAAATGCCAATGAGTAAAAAAGGCAAGAAAAAAAGATACAGTTCTAAACGCGTATCTAAGAAAGGTTATTAGTGCCAAAGAAAATTAAGAAACAACCAAATATATTTTTAACACCAAGAAGTTTAAAGTCTTGGGCTATAGATTTAGTAGAAGCATGTGGTTCTGAAATAACTAATAAGAAACATAATACTTCTAAAATAGATGCTTTAATAGAAAAATTTGTTTCTGATTACAACGACAATATGACATTAATGGTTGAATTAGCTAATAGTATTAAACAAGAAGAAGAATGATGGAATTGTTAATTCTATTGTTTATTGGTTTAATAGCCTGGAATTACGCTTGGACTAAAATAAAATGGTAGGATAAATTATGGCAAAAAAGAAAAAAAATAGTTTAGTAGGAAATATTAATAGACGCAAGAAAAAAGGAATTTCTAGGTCTAAAAAAAATAGTACTATAAGTCCAAAAGCTTACAGAGCTATGAAGAGAGGGTGGAAGTAATGGCACATGAAGGTAGAAAAAAAGCCTTATTACAAAAGCATGGTTTAAAGGGTGTTAACAAACCTAAGAGAACACCTAAACATAAAACTAAGTCACATGTTGTTTTAGCCCAAACTGGTCACAATATGAAATTAATTAGATTTGGTCAGCAAGGTAAAACTGGAGACAAAGGTAATACAGCACGTGCTAGGTCCTTTAAGGCTAGGCATGCTAAGAATATTAAAAAAGGTAAAATGTCTGCAGCGTACTGGGCTAACAAAGTTAAATGGTAAATGTAGTTTGTGCTGTACCTGAATGTTCTAATACATTACCTAAAGGTCAAAGAAAATTTTGTTCTGACAAATGCAGACAACTTATAGATAAAAGAAAATGGCGAGCTAAACAAAATGGTGAAGTATATATACTCCCTGAAAAAAAATCAAATTTAAAAGCAAACGAACCAAAGAAAAAAAGTACTGCTAAAGATGGTAGAGCTTCTGCTAGACGTGGTGAAACCTACGAATATTTTGTTAAAGACAATATGCCTCAAGAAATATTAAATGAAGAATTAAATAGAGAAGATGCTGCAAAAATATTAAAAGTATCTAAAGCACAAGTTTCAAGGTTCCTTGCAGCTTATCAAGAAGATTTAGAAGTAGAGAAAGCACAAACAGATTGGGATGTACCTGAAGCAGCTATACAATCATTAGATAGTTTTAAAGAATTTAGAGATAGATATTTTTTAACAGAACGTGGTGTTCCTTTTGAAACTGCAGACTTTCATGATAATTGGATTAAATCAATTAATAAAGCAATAGAAGAAGGTGGACAACAAATGATATTATCTCCACCTAGACATGGCAAAACAGAATTGTTAATACATTTTGCTATATGGCAGATATGTAGAAATCCTAATGTAAGAATCATGTGGGTAGGTGGCAACGAAGATATTGCAAAAAACTCTGTGTCTTCTGTAATTGATACTTTAGAATCTAACGATAGATTAAAAGAAGATTTTTGTGGACCTATGGGTTCTTTTAAACCTAGAACTAGAACAGGAAAGTCCTGGTCACAAAATGGATTTACAGTATCAACAAGAACAGTTCATGGTATTAAATCTCCTACAATGATAGGTATAGGCAAGGGTGGTAAGATTTTATCAAGAGACTGTGACATAATTATTGCAGATGACATTGAAGACCACGCTACTACTGCACAACCTAGTGCAAGAAGAAATACAAAAATGTGGTGGACTACAACATTAGCTTCAAGAAAAGAAGAACATACAGCTATTATTGTTATTGGTTCAAGACAACATCCTGAAGATTTATATTCATCCTTATTAGATTCAGAAGCATGGGAAACTATAGTAGAAGAAGCTCATGACTCTTCATGTGAAATACCTGAATTAAATGAAGAAGAACATGTTGATTGTATGTTGTGGACAGGGTTTAGAAGTTACAAATGGTTGATATCACGTAAAAGAGATGCTATGACTACTGGTGGACAACAAAGATTTGAGATGGTCTATATGAATAGACCTGGTGAAGCAGGTGCAAATATTTTTGATGTAGAGTCAATTACTAATTGTATGGACCGCTCAATTAATATTGGAAACATACCAAAGAATAGTTATTTAGTTGCAGGACTAGACCCTGCTGCTACAGGTTATCAAGCTGCATTTTTATGGGCAATACTTGATGATGGTGGAGATGCATTATTACAAATGGTAGATGTAGAAAACCAACAAGGTGGTGGCATTGATGAAGCTCTAAGAGTTATTAAAGAATGGCATCAAAAGTATGACTTGTATCATTGGGTTATTGAAGAAAACAATTTTCAAAAAGCTATTAGACAAGACCCAAGAATAAAAGAATTTGCTAATAAAACAGGTGTACAGATAGAAGGGCATGAAACTTATAAAAATAAATGGGATAGTCATTTTGGTGTTTCTTCACTTGCACCAATGTTTAATGATAAACTTATTAGGTTGCCTTATGGAAACACAGAATCTCAAGTAAAAACAGAGATGTATAGAAAACAACTTATGTATTTTGCAATGTCAGGTTCTAACAAATATAAATCTGACATAGTAATGGCAAGTTGGTTTCCTATGAAAGTATTTAGAAAACTACAAAAAGCTCAATACGCAGAAATAGGAATTGATTACATTCCTAGCTACAAGGACTTTGATGTAGTAGAATGGAACGAAGCACCATGGAGTTAAATTGCTAACAAATGAAATTATAGATAGGGCATTATTCCTAAAGAAAATGCATGACGAAGCATTGCCTGATAGAGCAAGATTTAGAGCTATTATGAATGGTGGAGCTGAAGGAATAGCAGCTTTATTAGGAAACATGTCAGGTAATCAAGAATCAGAAAATTTACCTGCTCCTAACTTATTAGTATCAGCTTTAGATAGACTTGCACAAAAAATAGGACGTGTTCCTGCTTTAGATGTTCATATTACTAATCCAAGAGATAGTGAAAGAAATAAAAACAAAAAAGATAAACTAGAAAGAATTGTTACATCATACGACCAATATCAAAAATTAGAATTACAAATGCCACAAATAGCAAGATGGTTGCCAGGTTATGGTTTTGTAGTTTGGGTTATAACATCTAAGTCTGATACAGAAGGTAATCTATATCCATGTGCTGAATTACGTGACCCTTACTCTACTTTCCCTGGATACAATGGCAACAGTCAAATGGCTGATGAACTTGTAAATATTAGAAAAGTTCCAATACCTGATTTAATTAAAATGTATCCTGAACTAAAATCATTTTTTAATAAAAAAGATAAAGGTACAGAAGAAAGTGAATTTTTTAGACATGGCTTGTACACAGATGGAGGTGCAGGTTCATGGGATAATTCAGGAGATTTAGGTGATATTATTGTTGAATACATTAATGAAGAAGGAACATACGTCACACATGTAGATTCTAAAACAGTTGTTGATTTTGTACCTAATCCACTTAAATCAGGACCATCATTTGTTTGTGCTAAAAGATATGCATTTGACCAAATACAAGGACAGTTTGACCAAGTCATTGGATTAATGGGCGCAATGGCAAAAATTAACATTATGTCAGTTATTGCTATGGAAGACGCTGTATTTACAGAAACCAATGTAGTTGGTGAAATTGAGTCAGGTCAATATAGAAAAGGTAGAAATGCTATTAATTATTTAACACCAGGTTCACAGGTAATTAAACCTGTAAACAATTTACCTTATCAATTATTTGAATCTGTATCAAGAATTGAAAGACATTTAAGAACTGTAGCAGGTTACCCTGTAACTGACGATGCAATATCTCCTAACAGCTTTGTAACTGGTAGAGGACTAGAAGAATTAAATCAAGGCATTGGTGCAATGGTAAATGAATATCACACAGTATTACAACATGCTTTGCAAGATATAGATTCTAAAAGATTAGAATTAGATGAGTTAGCTTTAAATAAAAGAAAACCATTAGTTGGAACAATTAAAGGTTCTGCATTTTCAGAAAACTATACACCTGCAACAGATATAGGTGGCAACTATACAACAAGACGTAAGTATGGAGCTATGGCTACATTTGATGAAGCAAGTAAAGTTATTACAGGTTTACAATTATTACAAGCAGGTATTATTGATAAAGAAACTATGCAACGCGAAATGGATGGTCTTGAAGATTTAGTATCTATAAATGAAAAGATTACAAAAGAAAAAGCAGAAGATGTAATGTTTGATTCTTTATTAGCTCAAGCAAGTCAAGGTGATGCAAAAGCATCTATGGCATTAGTAGACATTTATGCAAGTCCAGGAAAAATGGCAACTATATTAAAGAAATTTTTTACAGTAGAAGAACCTCAAATGAATCCACAGGAAATGGCATTAACACAAATGGGTGGACCAGGTGGTCCTGGTGGACCTCCTCCTCAACAAGGTGGACAACCGCCTAACCCTGCAGATATTTTAGGTATGATTAATCAAGGTGCATTACCAACACCAGGAGGTGGATAATGTCAATACCTGATTTTAATGAATACAATTTACAATTTCATGAAATGGTGACGTCAGAAGAATGGGATATAAACAGAATGGATGTTGCAGAATTGTATCTTAATGATAATTTAAATAAAGAAAAAGAACAACAAGAAGAATGGGAAAACATGGATGGTTTAACAATTATGTATGTTCCTGGATATGGAAGGTTACAAATGATATGGATTGAGGAAGATATAAATGAGTAGAGGTCCTAAAGGTGCTTTTGGCATAGACATGCAAAGAGGTGAAGGTTCAGCAGATAGAGAAAGAATGTTAAGAGAAGTTCCACTTGAAGGAACAGATGATTTAATATCAACAGATGGCATGATGGATGCAACTACAATTTCTCCTAATGCAGGCAATGCATTTAAAACTACAGATAAAACGTTTATAAATCCATTAGATGAATTGCCACCAGTAGAAGGATATGAGGTTGATAAACCCGAGAGTATTGACAGGACTAATGCTATACTAGCAAGTATAAACGATTTACTGGGAGGTAGTGAAGAAGCAACGGCATTGATGAGGTAGCATGGCAATATTTGGTTACGACCCAATAGACCAAGAATTAAATAATTATAATCTTAGAAAAACTAGAGAATCTCAATTCAAAGCTGTAAGAAAAGTCATTGAAGAAAAACCTGAAATAGGTGAAAATTTAGAAGACTTAACAAATAAACACGGCAATATACTACCTAGAGATATATTAATTGGTGGCGCACTCATGGGATTTAAATCAGATAATCCTGAAATAGCTGCACTTATAAATAGACAATTAGAAATTGAAAGTGAAAATCAAAAAAAGTTTGCTCCTAAAGTAAGAGCAGTAGGTAGAGGACTCGTACGTTCAGCTTTTGTTGGAATGGATTCTTTAGCAGAATATTTTGTTAAAAGACCTTTTCAAGCAGGAGCTAGAACATTAATAGATGCAGGTAAATCACCCATACATGCATGGGGTGCAATGTTTGGAAGCATTATAGGTGCAGGACAAGGCGATGAATTAATGTTTAGTGCAATGGGATTAGGAGACGAGTATAGAGATAATTTAAAAAAACTTGGTCCTACACAAGCAGGACGTGCAATAAGACAATTAGCTAAAGGTGAAACAGTTAATTTAGGAGAAGGTTATTTTGGTAATTCTACATTAGCCAAAGATACAGAAATTTATAAAGAAATTGCTGCACAGATTCAAGACCCTGAACAATTAGCTGAAATAGAAAATGTTATACAACAACAATTAGGTGCGCCTATTACAGCAATAGAAAGAGAAGCTGTTGAAGGAAACTTATATAAAGGTGTAACTATTAGTCCAGGTAGAGTAACTGCTATGAATTTAGCAGAGCCAGGTACAGATAGATATAAATTTTTATCAGGTCTTATTGATGGTGTAGTTACATTAGGTCTTGACCCTTCAAACTTAGTAGGAGGTTGGGCTGTAAGAATGACAAGCAAAGGTAGAAAATTTAAAGTAGCAGAACTTGCTGAACAAGGTGCAGGCATGGCTAAAGCTAGAAGAATATTAGAAGCTGATGTATTTCAAAAAGTTAGAATTAAAGATGCTAATGGAAATGTTGTTATAAGACATGCTGATGTTGGTAGTGAAATAATAGACCATCAAAAGATTTATACATGGGATGAAGTAAGAGAACTATCTCGTAAAGGTGGAAATACAGGTAATAAAAATATATGGGCTAGAAACACAAAAGGAAAAGTAGTAACAAGTAATGTTGTAGCTGATAAAGGAGGAGTAGCAGTACCTGCAGATGTTTTAATAGATGGAAAAGTAAAAGATGTTTCAGATTTAAAACATAGACCTTTTGGTCTTGGATTACAAAAAACTACTTTGGCTAACAATAGGTATGGAAGTAGACATCAAATATTTATAGATAAAGAAATATTACAAACCAAAAGAATATTTGAAGTTAAAAAAGCTAAAGATGGAAGCAAATATTTACAATCAGTTGGAGATGCAAAATATAAAATAGATGACCCAGGTGGTAAGTGGATGACAGAATGGTCTAAGAATTATGAAGTAGGAGATTTTGTTACAAATGGTCCTGGAATGTTAGATAATGGTATGAAATTTAAAAGTGCTGATGAAGTATTAGATTTTATATTAGCTCATGAAGCAGAACATATTTTAAATTATAGAGGTTTAGGAACTAAAGCAACACAAAAACTTTATGGTAAAAGAACTAAAGCTGCAAGAGCATTTGGTAATGATAAAAAAGTTAGAGCATTATATAAAGAAAAAGTAGATTTAACAAAACAAAAAGATGAAATATTATTAAGAACAAGTTATGACCCTAAAGGCAATAATTTAAAAAGAGTAAATGATTATACAGACAGAATAGATAAAATAGATGTAGATATTGCAACGCTTGATTCAACTATGAAAAAAGAAGCAGCATTAATGCGTTATGAAAAAGGTTTAAATGAAAGTGTTTATGAATCTATGGGTAAAGGTTTAATAACACATATGGATGGTAAAGAAATATTTACTGGCAAAAAAGCAGCAGGTCTTTCTAGTTGGGTAAGACCTTCATTAAATAAAACAATATTTGAAGAGTGGCATATAGATACAGGTAAAAAGATTTATAATTTTTTACATGACAATATTCAAAAAGGTGGATTAAATCACGAAGACATAAGAAGATTAATGCCTGATGTATCTGTTGATATGATTGACGATATATTAACTGCAGGAAGTGCAGATGAAATTGGAGACCTTATAGCAAAAGAAGTAAGAGCAGGTAATATTTCAAAACGTTTAGACCCATATTCATATACATTTAAAGGTGGTGCATCTAAAAAAATAGGTAAATATATAAATAGAAATAACAAACTTGTAGATGACGGAGGAAGAATTGATTTCTCTGATATGGGAGATTTCCTAGGTGTTGGTGCTGTAGCTAGAAGAAAAGCAAGTGATAGCAAATTATTTAGATTGTTTAAAGAAATTGCACCTGGAAATATTAATACACATTCTCATGTTTTAGCATTTAAAGGAGTAGAAAAATTAGTAAGAAGCCTACCTTTTAGTAAAAAACAAAAAGGTAAAATATATAAAGACTTAGCAAATGCTAGTAGACGTATGAATATTTCTGTTATGGATGGACAACCATATTCAAAAATTAGATTAACAGAAGAAATGTATAATATTTTACTTGGCTCTAAAGATGACCCAGGTGGTATTTTAGATGAGCTTACAAAACTTCTAGCAGCTAAAGGTCATGGTAAAGAAGTATCTAATGGTGTTACAAAATTTATTGCAGAGATTAGAGATGCAAGAAAATATTGGGTTGGATTAGTTGGAGATGAAGTTATAGATGTAGCATTTACAGGTGCTAAAAGTAAACCTCCTTCTGCTACTCACAAACGATTAGCTGATGTACAACAAAGAATTGATGAATTAGATGAATTAACATCTAAAGGAACTAGAGATGAAATAGAAGATTTTATTTATAGAACTTATGATGGAGACGCTGAAGTAGCACAACCAACAGCACAACTTATGACAGAAATGATGACAGGTAATATTCCACTTCCTGATATGGGAGAAGTTTATAGAATACTTGGAAGTTTTAGAAATAATTTATATTCGTTAACTGGTTTAAATAAGTTACCGTTTATGCCTAAAAGAATAGACCTTCCTCAAATATTAGATAAAGAAAATAAATTTATTAAGTTAGTAGATAATGTATACGATGATGATTTTGCTATAGCAGCAAGAAAGAACAAAGAGTTTGCAGAATTTTTAACAGGTTGGAAATATCCAACGTTAGCTGATATAGATACTGCTAAAATTAAAAATCCTAGAAAACATATAGAAAAATTACAACAAAAAGCAAGAGATGAATTATATGAAAACTATAAAAGAATTACAGGTAATGAAAGACCACAACAATATGATGGAGATATTCTTTCTGTATTTGGACAATTAGATGAAGTACAAATGATACAAGATGCAGCTAACGCAGGAAATATTGTAAGTAATGCATTAACAAGACGTTTAGCAAGAGTCTTATATAAAAGACAAAAAACAGGAGCAGCAGCAGATGAATACGATAAATTAGTTAATACAGCTTTAACACGTTATGCAAACAATGCTGTTACTCAATTATGGAAACCACTACAATTATTAAGATTTGCTTGGACAGCAAGAGTTATTTCAGAAGAACAATTACGTATGTATGCAGCAGATTTAGATAATGTGTGGACAAGTCCTATATCTTTATTTGCTTATGCGTTCGGACAAAAAGCAAGCAAGGATGTTTTAGGAGGCAATATTAAAATGTCTCTTTTACATGACGCTGCTATGTCAAGAGGTTCACAAGGAATAATGATGAGAAAATCTACAAGCATAGATAGATTTTATGATATTGTAAGAAAAAAATTAGCTTTAGGTGATAGTGCAAGTAGAGGTAGGTATGCACAAGGTTGGTCAACTGAAATAACTCATTTAGCAGAAGATGATATGGCAGTTGAAATAGCAAAAATATTAGGTGGTGTTAAAGGAAAAAACTTTGATACTATGGATGACTTAGCAGATTTTTTAGTTAATCCTGAAAACCTTAGAGAAGATTTATATAGAGTCTATCAAGACTGGGGAGCATCAGGAGATTTAATATCAGGTCCTATGAGAAAACAAATTGTATCTGATAAAGACAGAACATTAGAATTTTTAGAAGGTGTTGCAGCTAGAATAACTGACAAAACAGGTGGTAGTTTTAGAAAGTATATTCTTAAAGATGGTAAAAAAATAGAAATACCTTTAGGTGTTTCTTATAAAAGTAAAGATGGAGGACTACCTTTAAGAATGTATTATGAAATTGTAGATTCAGGAAATAAAGAAATTATAGAAGGTATAGCTACAGGTAAAGTAAGTTTCTTTCAAAAGGTTGATGATTCAGGAAAAGAAGTATTTAGACAAATTAATTTAAAAAATATGTCTGATAATGATTACAAAGCATTAAAAGCAGAGTTAGGTAGAAGGGCAGAGTTAGGTCCTGAAGTAGTAAAAGTATCAAGACGTTTAGATAAAACTGCTTTAGAAAAAACAGCACAAGGTTCAAGAGAGTTTGTTGAAAAAATGTTTAATTTGTTTATGTCAGCACCTACTAATAAACTTTCTAGGTCTCCTGCATTTAAACAATTTTACTGGAGACATGTAGCAGATGCAGCAGATAGATTAGACCCTAGGGCATTAGAATCAATTATTGATAATGCTAGAAAAGCTAAAGTTAATAAAAAAGTTATTAAAGAACTTGAACAAGCAACAGGTCAAATAGGAGGATATAATTTAAATAATCTTAATGATTTTGATGAGCTTATGAAAGCTGCAGCTTTAACTGATGTAGAAGAATTACTTTATAATCTAAATAAACGTTCAGAATTTTCACAAGCATTAGAGTTACTATTCCCATTCGCTGAAGTACATAAAGAAATTGCAGGCACATGGACAAGGTTAATTAGAGAAAATCCAACAAAATTAAGAAAAATGCAGATAACTGTAGATAGTCTAAAAGAAAGCGACCCTACAAACTTTGATGCATTTGGTGGTGACAGCTCTGATGATTCACAAGCCTTTATATATACTGACCCATTAACAGGAGAAGAGATATATACAATTCCTGTAGTAGATACAGTATTTAATAATATGTTTCAAAAAATATCTAACGTACCTGGTTCAGCTTCAGCAGATAATATAGATAGTGTTTTACAAGGTTCAGATGAAAATTTAAGAGGACTAATGGAATCAGGATTTCCAAAAACAGGTGCTGATGTAAGAATGAGAACTGTAGGTTTTACGTCTTCTGCAAACATTGTTGCAGGAGGTATTATACCAGGTGTTGGTCCTGCAATACAAATACCTGCTAAATATTTATTACCTAATGATAAAGAAAAAGATGCTATATATCAGACTATATTTCCATATGGCGAACCTGAAACTGTTTTAGATTCTTTTATACCTTCATGGTTAAAAAAAGTAATAGGTGCTTTTGATGTAGGTCCTGATTCATGGAGAAGACAATATACTAATGCAGCTAAAGATATTCTTAAAGCAAAGATATTATCAGGACAAATAGTTATTAATGATGAAAATGATATGTTAGAAGCATTAAAAATTATTAAAAGACAAGCAACAATATTTACTGTGCTTAGAGGTGTAACACAAGGTGTATCTTTAACAGGTGGTAGTTTTAGATTTGAAGCTGCTGTATCTCCTGGAGGAGAAATGTATATGAATCCTGCTTTAATGAAAGAACGAGGACTAGACCCTGATGGAAGATACTTTGCTTTTAATGTATTAGCGTCTCAATATTATAGAATGTACGCAGAAAATAATGGAGATAATGTTAAAACAACTCAACAATTTGCAGACATGTTTGGTTATGACCCAACTGCATTATTAATATCTAAATCAAAAGAAATAATTAGAACTCCTTACACTATAGATAATATTGATTATTCCAGGACAAATAAAACTATGCAGTATGCTTATGAAAAATATACAGATGTTGCATATTATTTAAGTCCTGATATTCCAATAGATGAGTTTTCTTATAAAGCATTTATTGAATCATTTGATGATGATAATATATCAGGTTATACAGCAAGATATGATTTAGGTATAGATGAATGGGCAGCATTATATAACGTAGTTGCAGGTAAGTTTGCAATGGAAAATTTTAGAAGAGCAATATCTGACCCTTCAAATACAAGACAATATATAGCTAGTTCAAAACTTAGAGATGAAATGATATTTAGAGCTAACAAATCTTTAGAAGAAATCTTTCCAGGATATGGTGTAAAACCTAGAACTGCTAGTCCTACAGATTATGAATCGTTAGAAAAACAATTAAGAAAAATGGTTAGAGACCCTAATATTTACAAAGAAAACCGTGACTTTGTAGAAACAACAAATATTTATTTAGCATCTTTAGATGCAATGAGAAGCAGTTTAGAAAGTAAAACTGGCACAAGGTCTAAAGTAGAAACAAACTTTTTTTCATATACACAAAGACAAGCGCTAGAAAATAAAGCAAAAGAACTATATACTCAATATCCACAATGGATTTATATATGGGAAGATGTTTTCAGACCACAGTTACAAGAGGACCAAAGTAAGCTATTATTAGGAGGAAGTAATTTACCTTAAGGATTAATATGGCAAGTACAGATTTTATAAAAGAATTATATGTTTCTCACGGATTAGGAGAATGGTATACAAAAAATTTAGAAGGAAAGTCTAATAATTTAATTGTTCAAACATTTAATAAACACGTACAAGATGGAACAATAAATATACCTACAGGTAAATTAGGTGATGGCAAAGCTCCTAAAGCCTTAGTAGATAGAATCAGAGATAATCTATCAGAGGCATCTGATGCTACTCCTTCTTATTATGGAATTGATAATCTTACATTTGGAGAAGCTATTGAAAGAGCTTTAACTCTTTATACTGAAAGAGGTACAGATAAAGATTTAGAAGAAGTATATCATGATGGAGAAGCTCCAGTAGAACCTGAAGATATCCTTGTAGGAGGTGGAGCTATCGCAGGACCTGGTATGACTCCAACCCCTGTTTTAGGTACACCACCAATACGACCACTTACTCCTGACGAAATAGCAAGTGTATCTATGCCTGCGTCAAATCTTGCTGAAACATATTATGGTGTTACTCCGACAACACCTTCAGTTGAAATGCAACAAGTTGTTGAACCTTTAAATTACGAAGATGGTATAGCTAGATTATTAGAATTAGGAATTAACGTACAATTTTTAGGGCTTAGTTCTCCAGGTTATCCTTTAGGTTATAAAGAAAGACAAGTTGGGGGAGAATTTGAAAAAGATAAATATGGACAATACCCTGTTTATTTACCTGATATGTCAGATAGTTTATTTGGTGATTATATATCAGGAGGAAAATTTATAGAAACAGTACAAAGAAAATTAGTTGCTGCTGAATATTTAACTACTGAATTTACACCAGGAAGATGGGATACAGCTACAAAAACAGCAGTAGAAGCTGCAATGATGGTACATAATCAAGACGGACGTATACCTAACGTTCCTGAAATAGCAGGTGCTTTAATGGATTTTTATAATATAGATTCAGGAAGAGACGCTACTTTATATGGATTTACTGGAGAAAGAGCTGCGTCAATTAGAGACTTCTTTATTAATGAATTAGATGTTGATGCAGAAGAAATTAATCAACAAAGAATAGCAGACTTAAGTATTGAAGCTCCTACTTTTGATACTGAATCAGCAACATATCAAATATTAAATGTGGTACAACAAAACCATGGTGGATATGGAATTAAGTATGACAATATTAGAAATGCTACACAACTTGTAAATAGTTTAATGAAACAAGTTAGTCTTGATTCAAAGATAAAAGAAAAAGAATCTGTTGCAGCAAGTAAAGCTGCTGCTTTTGCAGGTATAGATAAAGCTCAACAAATAAGAGAACTTAGAGAATCTAATCCAAACTTAAATGACGAACAACTTAAAGCATTACATCCTGAAGTATTTCAATATGAAATATCCGAAGTTGTTGGTGAGTTAGGTCCAATGGGTGAAGACCCTCAAAATGCATATAGAACTTCTTTATTTAATAACAGATTACAAATGGCAGTTGAAAGATTATTACAACCTGAAATGGAATTAGATGAAAAAAGAGCTGCTATTAATAATGCTAGTCAAAACTTTTATAAGTCTACAAGAAATGCAAGACAGTCTATTACAGGCGGTGCTAGTTTAGATAGAGGTATATCAACATGACAAGAGAAGAATTACTTAAAGTAAGAAGAATGTACAACGCTTTATTAGCTAATGGTTTTAGTAAAGAACAAGCAACTACATTAGTTCCTATACTTGGATATGAATCAAGAGGAACAGTAAATGGAGAACAACAAATATTTGTTCAAGATACTAAAGACCCTGAATCAGAATCGTATGGTTTAGTACAAGTTAATTTAAGTTCTATGGGTCCTGCTATATATAAGACAATGGTAGATGTAGGATATGATTTACCACCTGGCACAACAAGAGAACAAGAAATGCAGATGAGTCATAACAGGGAAGGCACTAAAGATAACAGACAATTTACTGAAGAACAAAGAGGTTATGTAAGTGACTTTCTAAAATCTTTAGATATAGAAGAAGCTGCTGTTATGGTTAAGAATTTATTTTGGCAAAAGCAAAATGAAAAAATGTCATATGAAGAAGGTTTAAAAGATTTATATTTTTTAACTATTGAAAAATTTGAAGGCAGAGTAACTACTGACCCTACCGCTATACCACATAAAAATGCTGTAGATGAACAAATACTTTATCATCAAGATAAATTAGACTCTGATGTTGACACTACTCCACCACCTGAATTTAAAGAAGATGCAAGATTTTATTTTGATGAATCTAATCAAAGAGAATTTGAATCACAAGTTCCTAAAGAAGCAGGCAGCTATCAAGATGCAAGGTTTGAGACAGATATGAAAAGACCAACGCAAGACCCAGTTAGAGGTGCAGGAAGATTTTATGATTCTCAAGGTAGAAAAATAATACAAAGAGAAATACTAGAATATTTATATCATCATGGTATTAAAAAAGCTGACGCTTTAAGACCTGACAGTATGAGTAGGGGGGTAGATGACAACCGATAATGAAGAAGTAACTGATTTACAAGTAAACAATACTGTTGTACCTGATTCCGTTGCAACAAAAGATGGGGTCGTATATTACATATGGGAAATTAATCCTGAAGTATTTGGAATTACAGGTCCTACAACTTATTATTACTATACATCTGATACAATCTATGACCCTGCGGCAGGTGTACCAAGAGTTAACATAGACGAAATAGATGACTTCGCTACTAATTTAGGAAGCATAGAAGAAATAGACGGAACTCTTAGAGGTAATCCTCTTGAATTATTAATAGATGATATATTATTAGAATCTAAAATTAATCCTTTCTTATTAACACAAGAAGTTGAAGGTGCAGTTAATTCATTTGGAGAAGACGTAGGTGGACAGTATGCTTATTTGTTAGCTTACTTAGACAATATATATAGTGGTACAAACTATGGTAATGCAGAATACGAACAGTTTGCTCCAAGTTTAAAATCATTAACAGCAGACCAAAGAGCATTTACATCAGCTTGGTCGTTAGGTTCAGATAGTGATTCTAACGCATCATTAAGAGTATTAGAAGATAAAACTAAATTAGAAATTTCAGGTCTTGTAGCTAAATATGCCATGTTTGATATGGATGAAAACTTAATACAAAAGTTTTATGAAATGAGACTAACAGGTAAATTTGATGCAAACCAATTAAGAAATCAATTTAAGTTAGCTGTATTTTCTGAGATACCTGGTTATAGAGACCCTGAGTTACAAGGTTACATTGCAGATAATAATTACAGCGTAGGTAAAAGTAAAGCATTACTTAATCAAGTAAATGGTATTTTAAATAGCACTCTTGGTAATACTTTATCTATGGGATTTACAGCACAGGATAAAGATTTCTTAGTAAATGCTTTAGCTGTGGAAGGTGGAGCAGAAGAAATTCAAGCAAGAGCGCAAGGTATATGGGATGGATTTGTAGCTGATAGATTTAAAGGAAGTAATTATTCTACAACTATGGCAGGTTTAAGACCTGTCATTGGAAGAGAAGGAACCTTTGATGAAGATGGTAGAGATGTAGATTTAGTTATGAACATACTACAAGAAAATGATTCAGCAAATATTCCTGATATGGTAAGAGCGCACTTCTTAAATGTACAAGATGAAGGTGCATTAGCAAAAATGGCAAGCACATTAAAGAATAGTGGTATTCAAAATGTTATTGCAGGTGGCGCAGTAACTGGAGTATATTAATGACAACAGAAGAAATTAAAGCATTACAAAAAGAACTAGGTGTTACAGCCGATGGAATTATTGGACCTATAACTAGAGCAGCAGCTCAGGATAAAATAGAAGGTTCTAGGTCTATTGATGAAGCAGCAGCACAAGCAGAAAAGTTTGGTAAGATTACTAACACAACAGGACTTGTTAAAGGTACTGATTCTGCTCCTCCTGAAGAAACCACTCCTCCTGTTGTTGATGAAGAAGAAGAAGAAGTAACTGGTCCTGCTGTAGGAGATATCAAAACTATTAATGGTCTTCAATATCAATGGACAGGTTCAAGTTGGGAATTACTTGGAGGTGGTGAAGATACTAGCAAAGATGACTTCTTAGATAAATTAGGAAGCATGTTTGATAATTTCGGTAAACCTACAGAGGTTCCTGATATACCTGAAGAAGTAGCAACACCAAAACAAATTGAAGACTTAGTTCCTTGGTTTAAAGGTAAAGGTGATTTGTTACAGATATACACAGATACTTATATATCAACAGGTAGCGGTGATTTTTCAATAGCTGCTGTTCGTAACACAGCAGAATATGCTAATTACTATCCTGGTATTAAAAGAGATGATGGTTCATTAAGAATGAACGAAACACAATACGAACAAACAAGAGAAGGATATTTTAGAGTTTTGTTGGAGAATGGTTTGAATCCAACTATATTTGATGGTTTAGGGAAAGTATCTCAACTTATAGCAGGAGATGTAAGCGTTCCTGAATTTAGGAGTAGAGTAACCGCTACTAGAGAAGCGTTTGTAGACAATCCTAAAGCAGCTGAAATAAAAGCATACTACGAAGCTAACTTTAATATTAGCTTAGGAGATAATGCTGTGTTTGCAGCAGCACTTGACCCTGATGTATCTGTAGGTATATTAAACAATCAAATAGATATAGCAGAGTTAGGTGCTGAAGCAGCATTACGTAACCTAGATTTAAATACAAATCAAGCACAGAGATTATTACAAGCAGGTATAACTGAAGAAGGTGCAACTAGATTGTTTGCTAGAAGTGCTGATTCTATAGCTACATTAAATAGACTTAGTAGACAACAAAATAGAACACGTCAAGTAGGACTTGAAGATGTTTTACAGTCTGATGTATTTCAAGACCCTGCTGCTAAGAGAGAACAAGCTGCAATCATAGCTCAAAATGTTTCAGGTTCATCCGTTGCAACAGGCGCTAGACGTGGGCAAACTGGTTCTGTAGAAGGCTTGACAGAAGGATAAACCTGCTATACTACATATAGTGCCTGACGAGGTCGGCACGCTAAATATAGGGTCGTATTCGAGAGAATCTCCAAGGTATTCTCTTTGTCATTTGTAAACCCTTGTGGACAATCCCTTTAATTACCTAGCGATTATTGTTATGGGATTTTTTATATGCTAGAGAAAACGGAGAAAATAATGGAAGAACCAAAAGAACAACAAGTTGAAGATACTCAGGAGAGTCCTGAAGAAGGTAGTATTCAACAACTCAGAGATGAATATAAAAAAATCAAAGCTGAGAATAAAGAATACAAGCAAGGGATTATGAATTCTGCGCTAACTTCTATGGGTCTTGAACCTGATAAAGGTATTGGTAAAGCAGTAACAAAATTATATGATGGCAAGGCAAATGTCGAAGACATCAAAGAATTTGTTGCTAAAGAATTTGGTGAAGGAGATGCTATTAATGCTGAACCTGCAACTGATGAAACCATTGCTACAAACGTAGTTGAAGCTCAATCACGTGTAGAGCAACTTAATAAATTAGGGATAGATAATGAGCCTGCAGAAGCTATGCAGGAGGTAGTTAACTATATAAGAAACCCTGAAACTTCTGTTAAGAATACCATCGGAGCAAAACTTGCGATGATGGACGAAATTAAAAAACAAAATAAACAATAGATATAGCAATATATCGGAAAGGTTAGATTAATATGGCAGAAATATCGTTAACAAACAGTACGATTTATGCACAAAATATTAATAACTTTACTGGTGAATTGTTTAAAGTTGGTGGTCAAAGAACTCCTTTACTATCTGCAGTTGGCGGATTGAATGGCGGTAAGACATTAAACTCTACATATTGGCAAGTCCAAGTAGAAGATAATGCAACCATTTCTTCTGAACCTACTAAAGGTCAAGAAGGTTCTACACCTACAGAATATCTTGGTAGAGACAGAGCTGCATACACTTATGTAACTCAAATCTTCCATAAAGGTGTTCAGATGACTTATACAGCTTTAGCATCCACAGGAAATCAAAATCCTTTTGATTTGTCAGCTAACATTGCAAACTCTTCTGATGGAGACGGAACAACAACAGCAGCAGATAAATTAGGATTATTCGGTGGTAATCCAGTAAACGATGAATTTGCTTTACAGCTTGAAAAAGCTATGGAAAAAGTAGCAAGAGAAGTTGAGTGGTTTGCATTCAATGGTTCTTTCTCAGATGGTGCTAACACAACACCTGGGTCAGGAACTAGAGAAATGTACGGTATTGATGTATGGATTACATTAAACAAGAACGCTAGCAACTCTGCAGCAGTAAACCCATTAGGTGGGAACTGCTACTACAATGACGCTTCAGGTGACGGAACTGGTTCAGCTCAAGTCATCTCTTTCGCAACTATATCAGGTGCGTTAAAGAGAATGTATGACAACCATGCTCCAATGAAACAACCTGTACTATGCGTTAGTCCACAACAATTACTAGACCTTAACAATGAACTTGTTAAAGGTACAGTTGATATAGCAGGTGCAATCATTCCTAGAGATAGAAATGTTGCAGGTGTTGATATTGATACAGTAGTCACTCCATTTGGTGCAATAGGACTAATGGTTATTGACCCTGACATCATGCCAACAGGAACTGCTTTCATCTTAGACTTGGCTTATATACAACCAGTATTTACCAACATCCCAGGATTTGGTACTGTGTTTGTAAGAGACCTAGACCAAGATGCCAACGCAAGAATTGGTAAAGCAATATACATGGAGATGGGATTCGAATTCGGACCTCCTTCATACCATTGTAAGATTCAAGCAGTAGCGTAAAGTTATAATAATAAATTGAAGATTAGGGTGGAACTCCACCTCCACCCTTTTCTTCTGCTATAGTAAGGAAGATATGATAAGTAAAACAGCTTTAATAGATGTATCAGAAGATAACAATGATAGCCTAGCTGTAAAGACAGATGGCATGTTACTTTGCGGTATTGAGTTCCCTGCAGCAATGACAGGTTCTGCAATTACATTTGATTTCTCTATGAACGGTAGCACAGGATGGGTTGATGTTTTTGAAACAGACGGCACAGAAGTTAGCTACACAGTTTCAGCAGGAAACCTATTAAGAGTAGACCCTTCAGGTTGGGCTTTTGCAAGTAATGGATATATCAGAGTATCATCTAATGGTACAGAAGCAGCAGACAGAAGCATAGCATTATACTTTAGACACAGTTAGGAGTAACAATGAGTACGCTCTTAATGCTTAAAGAAGGTAGAGTTTTAGATATAGATTCTAAAGGTAGTACACCTATTCAAGAATCTTATCCTATGGAAGCTGCTGTACCTGTAAGTGAAGTACGTAGTGCTGCTTTTGGTATGGCTATGTTCGGACAATCACATTTTGCTAAAACAGTAAACGCAGAAGATAAGGCAGCTTAATGAGTTCAAATATTAGAGGATTAGTAGATAGAGTTTTTAGAGAGTATCTTGAACCTATGGATGACTTGTCATCATATACAGCATTAAGTTCTTCTATGAACTCAAGTGTTACAACACTATCTTTTAATGGAGATTTGTTAACCCAAGAAGAAAAAGATGCAATGGATGCAGGAACTGTTATTGAATGTGAACATGAGTTAATGTATTGTACAGCTCTTGATACAGTTAATAATCAAGTAACAGTTGTTAGAGGTGCAAGAGGTACATCAGCAGACTCACATGATAGTGGAGCTATAGTTAAAATTGCACCACCATTCCCAAGGAAAGTTGTATTCGATGCAGTATGTGACCAAATTAAAAACTTATATCCTACATTATTTGCAGTAGACACACAAGAGATAACTGTAAGTGATGGTTATACTTTAATAGGAACATATGATGCTCCTGGTACACATAATAATTTAGTAGCACCAATAAAAGCTATATCACAATATACAGATTTTTCTGCAGGTGCTGATTCAACTACAGTAACTTATAGAGGAGTTGCAGTTGAGTTAGTTGATTTGCCTAATCCTTTTACATATACTGACGACACAGGTACAGAAAGAACAATAACTTATACAACAGGTCCTGACAATGTTAAGGCTGTACAGTTTACTGGTATATCTTCAGGACATAAAGTTTATGTTACATTTAAAAAGAAGTTTATAGAACCAACATTAGAATCTGACACACTTACAACAATAGGTTTAGAAGATGAATATGAACCTATTATCATGGCAGGAGTTGCAGCACAAATGATGTCAGGAAGAGATATACCTAGTGCAACATCAGATTATATTTCAGAACAATTAGAGTTAGAAAGTTTTCCTGTTGACTCTGCTACAAGAATTAGAAACTCGTTACTTGCATATCAAAGAGCATTATTACAACAAGCTAGAAAAGATTTAAGAGCTAGATATCCTGAACCAGTAACAATAAATAATATTGCTTATTCATAATGCCTAGGTTAACTACACAAGCAGAGGTACTTAATCCTAAACGAAAAGGTTATGACTTTCGTATTGATAATCAACTGTACAGAGCAGCAATAGCTCCTGAAAGACAGATGACAATACAGTCATCAGATGTTCAAGACCAATCAGTTAATGTAAAACAAAATGCAGAAGACTTTACTTCTAACATTGGTCGTATATATTCAAGGAATAATTTTACAGGTGGTTCTAATTTAGATAATGCACATAGACGAGATGGTACTCCACAAGATTCTAAAAGATTTTGGGATAGTGAAGGTGTAGATGTATTTAACCAAGACTTAGGTAAAGCATATAATGTTCAGTTATTAAATACTACAGAATTAGAGCAAGCATTAAGTTCAAGTGACAATGATAATTCTATAGCTGTAGCAGGAACAAATATTTTTGTTTCTGATGATGCTACTTTATATATATCTACTGATGGAGGAGATACATGGAGTACACAATCTACAAACTTGACAGCAGGTTATCACATAAAAGGTTTAGCTGTAGATGGTACAGATTTATATATAACTGCTAACAATGGTTCGGCAGGAGAAATAGAATTACTTCCTACTGCTAATGCTACTCCTGGTTCATCAACACAAAAAATGTCTGCTGCTATCTACGATAATATATGGTCAGTTAAAGGGCAATTCTTAGTAACTATAGGTAATGCAATACATCCTTATGATGGTAATACAACTGTAGGTACTGCAATTATTACATTAGGAACAGGAGAAACATTTACAGATGTTTGTGATGCAGGTGCTGTTGTATTAGCTACAGCTTCAGATGGTAAGATATATTCTTTTAAAGATATAAGTGGTACGCTAACTGCTAAAGGTCAATCAGAACTTACAGGAGAATCTCCAACTTGCATAGTTGAATCACAGGGTATAATTTTTTATGGCACCAAAGCCACACAAATAACAGGAAACAAAGTTATTGGAAGATTATACCGTGCCGATTTAACAGTTGCAGATGACTTGTATGTATTAGCAAACAATCAATTAATTAAACAATGGGATGTAGATGCTATTGACAATGCACCTTATTATTTATACACAACAAGAGATTCTATTTATTGTGGAATAAAAGAATCAGGTAGCACAACATTTTTATGGAGATATTATTTACCTACTTCAGGTATAGCTAGATATTATAAAGCAAGTGCAGGTGGAAATGTTTATGGTATATGTCATGTAGATGAAAAGTTTTTACTTACAGTTAGTGGTAGTGGAGTTTATCAACAAACAGATAATTATGAAGAAGAAGGTTATATTATAGCACCTCCTGCTGATTTTTTTACAGCAGAATCTAAGCAATATGTAGGTGCAGAAGTAGATGTAGAAGAACTTGCAACTGGTGAAAGTGTAGAGTTACATATATCAAATACATACGAAGCAATAAATGATTCTAACGATAGTTCTTTTGATTTAGAAATTAATATACAATCAGGTATTGGTGGAGAAGAAGTACAAATATCAAGAGTTGCTAGATATGTTGTACCTAAAATAGTTTTAAAAGGTAATGGTACATCAACTCCAAAGTTTAAATCTTTTAATGTTAGAGCTTTGGCAAGACCTGAATTAGTAGTTGTACAGATACCAGTTAATTTATCTGATAGAGTTGAACGACCATATAGAAAACCTATACTCGTTAAAAATTTAGGAGAAACAATTTATCAATCTTTAAAAGATAAAGAAGGTAGTGCAGTAACACTTGAAATCTATGACCCTGCAGAAGTAATAAGAGGTGTTGTAGAAAAAATAAGTTATCCAATACAATCTAATCCAAACATTGGCAGCGTGACACAGTATGCTATACTTACAGTCAGAGGTACTCGACAAGAGACTTTTGCAGCAGTTACATCAGGCGATATACTTGGTGTAAATGGATTTGCAATTATGAGATTTGGATAGGAAAATAGTATATAATGAAAGATAGATATGACAGCTAGAGAGACTAATTTAGTAAACGCTTTTGAAACCACACTTGCTGCACAGCTAGCTAGTGGTGGTACTTCAATGAATTTAACAGATGACCCAGGAGTAGATTCTCCTGCTTATTTTGTAATAGACCCTGATAATGACAGCACAAGAGAAGTTGTATTATGGTCAACAGGAACAAACCATGCTGCTGCTACAGTCACAAGAGATATTGATAGCAAACATGGTACTGACCCTACACATGCATCAGGAACAAAAGTTAGATTAGCTGTAGTTAAACAACATTTTGACGAAGCACATGATGCTATACAACAAGGTTTTATATTAGAAGATGGAGATGGTACTGAAGTTACTATTGCTCCTGCTGTTGCATCAGGTGTATATACAGCAAGAGAAGTTAAGTTTGTCGAAGGTGGCGGTATCGATATCAACTGGACAGATGTTACAGATGGTACAGATGCAGACCCTTATGATTTAACTTTTACTGTAGAAGTTACTGCATCAGAAATTGCTGCAGGTACACTTGTTACAGAATCAGAAAGTATCTCATCAAACGATAATGACACAACAATTCCAACATCAGCAGCAGTCAAAGACTATGTAGATACTCGTGGCTTCGCAGATATTGGATTAATAATAGCACTAGGATAAGAGGAATAATATGGCAAATGTATTTAAGAACGCTGTACTAGATGGACCAGGAACTCTTACTGATTTAATTGGTGCATTAGATGCAAACCATGAGGCAATAGTCTTGATGTTAAGAGCAACTAATGTAGATGGAACTAATGATGCAACAGTAGATGTAAGAGTAGTAAAGTCAAGTAGTGATTCATATATAGCTAAGACTATGACAGTACCTGCTGACACTTCTTTAGATGTATTAGGTACATCTAAATTAGTTTTAATGGCAACAGATAAAATACAAGTACTAGCATCAGCAACAGGCGATATAGAATTTTTTGCAAGTTATCTTGAAATAACAGATTAGGAGTAACCCATGTCATATGGATATTTGGGAGATACTTCTACCAAGATAAAACAAGTTAAGAAAAATGATGGCATTATTACAGCTAGTGAAGCGTTTGATTTAACAACTCAAGGTCATTTAGGTGGCTCATTAGAACTTATTCAAACTCAAACACATTCAGGTAATGTAGCTTATGTAGATTTTACAAGTTTAGGTGGAGACAAATATGACTTATTATATGTAACTTACTTTGATGTAATATTCGCAAGTCAACAAGTTCCTGCTATGAGATTTAGAGAAGCAGGTACTTGGGAAGAAGCTGATGTTTATGAAACTGCTGAAGAATGGAAAGCTAATAATGCTACATCTGAAGTAAGAGAAACTACTCATGGCTTTATGTTTTTAGGAAATGATTGTCAAGGTCCATGGAGTGGAAACCTTTATATTTATAATGCAAATAAAAGTGGTAGATATACACACATGAATCACCAAACTACAGATTATGACCCTGATAATGGTAGATATGTAAATACTTGGGGTGGTGCATCACTACCACAAGAAAGTGTAGTTGATGGTATCAGAATTGGTTCTTCAGATTTTAGTACGAACATGACAAGTTATAACATGAGTTTATATGGAATAAAACAAATATGAGTAGTAGTTTAAGATTAGTAAAAGAAGCATCAGGTAGCTCAGTTGCATCTATTTCATTAGATGATTGTTTTACTTCTGACTTTGAAATATATAAAGTGTTTGTTACTATGGAAGGATTTTCAGGTAACCATGCTTTAAACATGAGATTTATTTCAAATGGAAGTATTGTAACTGAAAGTACTTCTTATGATTATAGTAGGCAAATGATTAAATCTGATACAACTTTTGCAAATGACAATAGTGCTTCTGCTGCTTTTATATATACAGGAGAATTAGATGATGATGGTATGGGTCAAATGATAGATGTTTTTAGTCCATATGATAGTTCTGTATATACTCAAATGATGATGAGAACTAGTGGACATTCAGGAAGTAATTGGAGAGGACAATTTGGTGGAGGTGCTTTACAACATCAATCATCAGTTACAGGGGTACATTTTTATTCAAATAATTCAGGTGCAATTACTACAATTAAAGTATCAGTATATGGATTGAGAGAATCATAATGGGTAAATTATTATATGTAGCTTCAGCAACAGCAGGTGCAAGTGATGGTACTTTATCTGTGACTGGTATTAATAGTGATGATGTATATGTTGTATATTGTTATGATATGTACCCTGCAACAGATACTGCTACAACTTATTGGAGAGTAACTAAAAGTGGTACACAAGATACTGCTTCAAGCTATACATATGGAATGGATTATAATGCAGATTTACAGAACACAGGTCAAGCACAATCAGAAGGTTTGTTTGGACATAGTCAAGCACCAGGTAAAAGAATAGTATTTAGAGTAGAATGTTATAACTTTAATTCATCTTCTAAAAAAAGTTTTGCTACTATATCAAGTCAAATTGGTGCAAATTCCTTTTGCTATGGTGGTTTTGTTCATGAGGTTACAAGTGCTTCAGATGGTTTAGGAATATTTCCAAATGCAGGAAATGTAGCTGAAGGTTCTAGGTTAGTATTATATAAGCAGGTAGCATCATGAGTAAGTATGGATACATAGGACCTGATAGTGCAACACCAACGCAAAGTCCAAGAAATAATACAGGTGTTTTTTCTATTACTGACCAAAGAAAATTATTAGATGTAAATAAATTTACAAGTCTTGGACAATTAGAATTAATAGAAACACAAGCAAAAGCTAGTGCTGCTGCAGCTATAGATTTTACAAACCTAGGTAATTATGATGTACATATGATGACTGTATCAGATTATCAAGTAGCAACTGATGGACAAACAATGGGCTTAAGGTTTTCTGTTAATGGTGGCACAACTTTTATTTCAAGTGGTTATCAATGGGCAGGACAAAATGGACAAGGTAATGGAACTTTTACTGAATATCGTACTACAAGTTCTGCTTACTTAGAAATAAATAGATTTAATGGTAGTGCAGCTAGAGAAAATGCAAATGCTTATATATATTTTTATCACTTATCTGACCCTACACATTTTAGTCATTTAAGTTACCATTGTACTTATACTGCAGAATACACAGAAAGACAAGCATTTCAGTATGGTGTTTGTATAGATGATACAGCTTTAGGAATAAATGCTATACGACTTTTCGCAAATTCAGGAAACTGTTCAGCAGATGTGTCTTTATATGGAGTAAAATATTATGAGTAGTTTACAATTAATTAGAGCTGTACCAGTTACATCAGGTGTAACTGCTTTCAGTATTGATAATTGTTTTAACACAGGTACTTATTTAAAACACAGAATTGTTATTAAAGGAGTATATCAAAGTAGTGATGTACAAAACTTTATTAATGGTATTAGATTAATAGATAATTCAGGCAGCGTAATAACAGGTAATGAATATAATATTGCAACACATACTACTGCAACATACCAAAACTATTCAGATGAAAAAAGTACAGGTGTTGATTATTGGGATTTAGCAAATTATGCAGACCAATTATCAGAAGGACAAACATCTTCAGTAGTAGAAATTTTTAATGCTAATGTAGCTGAATTTACAATGATGACTTGTCAATCTATGGGTGGAAATAGTGATGGAAAATTAGGTGGTCATGGAACAGGTGTGCATAGAGTAGCAGAAATTATACGAGGTTTTCAATTATACGAATCAACAGGTGCTAACACTTTTGGTGGTGGCTCTATAGCAGTATATGGAGTAAGATAATGGCTACAAAAAAATCAATGGTTTTAATTGAAAGCAAAACTGCTAGTGATGATGCAACTATTAGTTTAGGTGGTGCTAATTGGATTGATTCATATGATGTTTACATTGTACAATTTAGTAATGTACATTGTGTTACAGATGCTCAAGAAATTAATTTTAGATTTTTAGATACATCAAACAATCCTATTACTACAAGCACATATGATTCCTCTTTCACAGAATTAAAATCAGATGCTGCATTTGGAGATGGTTATGGTGACAATGTTGCAACAGCATTTCTAACAAGTGGTGGTTTAGGTAATGATACTAATGAACAACTAAATGGTACTGTTCATATATTTCAATCAAATAATACAGCAGAGTACACTTTTTATACAACAGAGACGTCATACTTAAACGGTAGTGGAGTTCTTAGAGGCAACCGTGGAGGTGGCGTAATTACAACTGCTGCAGGAACAAAAGGTATTCAAATATATGCAGCTAGTGGTAATTTAACTAGCGGTAATTTTGAACTTTATGGTTTAAAGAAGTAGTAATATAATATAATATGGTAACATAGGAGAGAATATGGCAATTAAAACATTAGAACAATTTACTGCAGAAGCACAGACAGAGATAGATGCTCTTAAAACTGCTAATGGTGGTGACGGTATGTTCGCTCAAGTCAATAACGAAAGAAGAGAGTTTACTGACGCAGAGTATGACCAAGCTGTAACTGACAGAGCTGCATATAAATTAGACCAACAAGATAATAACTATAGTAGAGCAAGACAATCTGCTTACGCTGCAATAGGAGACCAACTTGATATGTTATATCATGACATGGCTGCTGATAAAGGTGATAAGACAGGCGACTGGTTTGCTGCTGTAAAAAAAGTTAAAGACGATAACCCAAAGCC